TAAGGCTGTTCATTGCGTCTATCATTTTATTAAGGCCATTAATAACACCATTAGCCATTTTTTCTATACCGCCTAGGATTGTGTTAATAACATTTTTAATACCTGTCCAGATAGCGTTAAAGATTGATATTGTAGTATTCTTAAGTGCTGTCCATATATTAGTCCATGTAGTCTTAATAGCATTTAATGTAGTTGAGAAGTGATTTTTTAATGTTGTGAGTATGCTAGTGATGATATCCATACATCCATTAAAAATAGTTGTGATACCTTCCCACGCTGTATCCCAGTCTCCAGTAAATACTCCTACTATAAACTCGATAATACCGCTTAAGATGTCTAAGACACCGCCTATAGTGTCAATAATTACATTTATTGCACTGATAACTATGCTACCTAGATACTCACCTATTGTAAGTAGTATAGGCATTAAGTTTTCGACTAAAGTAGCTACTACAGGCTGTAAGTAGCTCCATAGCACATTTATATATTGTCCTACCTGTGATAGGAAATTACCAAACTTCTGTAATGCTGGTACTACGTGTTCCTCTACCATTGTTGATAGTTCACCGCCTAGATAATCAAATAACGGTCTTATCTGTTCGTAAGCACCTAAAGCCATATCTACTATATCGTCCACAATAGGAACTAAAGCGCCTGTGATATCTGAAAGACCGCCAAACACGGTGTCTAAAGCGTCTCTAAGTAGTCCAGAGTTTTCAATAATAGGTCTAGTGAGCATATCCAAAATATCTACTCCAAACTGAGCGGATAACTGGCTAACACCCATATAAGCGTCACTAAACATCTGTATAATGTCCGCTGTTACTTGCTGGGCGTTCTCACCACCGAAAGCGCTAAAGATATCAGCAATAGCTATATGAAAATCACCGATAATCTGGTTTTTTCTAGTGCCTATATTGAGCATGTTAACGAGATAGTCTGTAATACGTCCAGAATCAGCCTCTAACCACTTTGCTATCCCTCCTGTGATATTCTGGCCTATTGTTAATCCAATGCTTAACGCACTAGCTGAACATTTACCCAGCATTTCACCAAAACTATAAACATATCTATCCAGAGCAAACTGTACTCTAGGATTAGTAAATATTTGTTCTAGACTCTCACTTATAGATTTACAATTATCTTTTATATTCTTAACCTTACCGCTGAGGTCTAGGAAATCAGCACCGAACTCAAAACCATATTTAAATCCGTCTGTAAACTCTGTCCATAGCTCTTTCATACGTGCTAGAGCGCCTGTTAACTCCTCTGTAGCGACCTCACTAGCCTCTATATCCTCTGTTTCTATTTCAGAGCCTCCAGCACCGCCAGAGCTACCACCACTACCGCTACCAGAATTAGTCTGGAGTACGTTTAAATCATCAAAACTAGCTAAAGCACCTTTTGACGCCTTACCAGCTTTTTTAGTACTGTCTGTGTATCCGTCCACAGCCTCACTAGCGTCCTCGTATCCTCCAGCTATACTCTCAGCTGAGTCCGCTACACTCATTTGCTGGCCTTTTATACCGAATACTGTAGACATTACCTTACCTACAGCGTTACCGAATGTTATTAGGGCTGAGACTACAGTATTAAGCATTTTTATAACTGGTGTAAGGACTGTTACCAGTCCATTACCTAGAATCATCATAAATTCTTTCCATTGTTCGCTTAATATACGTGTCTGGTTAGCCCATGAGTCCTGTGTGTCAATAAAGTCATTACCTATAAAGGCTGTTTGAGACATAACATAGTTATATCTAAGCTGAACCTTTTCAGCTTGCGTCATAGCGCTGTAAGCCTTTGTAATACCTTGTGACAGAGCAAACTCTTTTAGGTTTACCTCTGTCATTACAATACCGTATTGTTTAAGGGTCTCAGTTTCGCCAGTGTAAACGGATTTAAGGGCTATAGATACTAAGTCCTGTTCCTTATTGTAGAAAGACGCCATGTTACCAGTAAGTTTAGTAAGCTCTATAGCCATATTAGAGGCCTCTTTTTCAGCTACACCCATTGACTTACCCATGGACATAAACTGTGAGCCTGTCTGGTAGGCTGTAAGTCTACTCATACCCAGAGTCTTAATAGAGTTATTAGCTAGTTCGTCCATGTCTCCACGCATGGTACCAAAAGCCTTACTAACTACGTTTTGTACCTCTGTCATGTCAGAGCTTAACTCTACGCACTCTTTACCAAACTTAACCAGAGCGCCTACGCTAAGAGCCACGCCTAAAGCACCAGCTAGACTCTTAACGCTACCTAGCATAGACTTGATACTGGCGTTAAAATCTCCAGTATCAACCTTTGTATTAATTCTTACTACACCGTCAGCACTAGCCATTTTGAATACTCCTTACTTCTTTTGTTTTATAGTTCTCATCCACTCGTCATAGGCGTCTATTTTGGCTTTTTCCTCATCAGTGAGTACTTTTTCTGGTTGTTCTAAGCCGTAAATGTTTTGAGCCTCTTTAATAGCCTTACGCTCCTCAGCGCTGGCATTAGCTTTTACTTTTTTACGCCTTATTTCTATTACCTGTAAAAAAGAACTTCTCTCATGTGGCATGTTCCATAGTAACCAGCAAAATTTCCACCAGTGCATTTCTTCATACTCTAGATCTATTCCGTAAAATTGCATGAAATCCGCAAAAATACGTCCTTGGTCTATGTTAAAATCCATTACCTTTTCATTTTTCTTGGTATCTGGTGTTTTATCGTGAGACCAGCCCTCTAGAAAGAATCTGATACACTCCTCTAGTTCTTCTACAGTTTGTGGACAATCCTCTATTTCACCCTCATCATTTGCAAAAAGGAGGTATAACAGAGCCTCTGTCTTTAACCTCCCATTTAGTGTTTTATCATCCAGAAGTAAGGTAATCTGTACTCCTATATGAAACCCTGTATTAATATGGTATCCGTTCCACTCAGTAGGTAACGACTCATATAATACATTGTTCATCCCTTACCTCTTTCTCTTATGGTCTTGTGGAGCTTTACCACCTTTTTTTACTGAATAATTGTTTAATGAGTTTTTATATACACTCTGGATGATAGGTAGTATCTTTGTGTAAAACTCTGTAAATAACTGGATATTAGGTATAAACTCTGGGTCAGCCTCATAGTGTTCAATGAAGATTTTGTGTGTAAATCCCTCACCAAACAGCTTATCCGTCTCAGCTATAACATCATTAATAGCCTCATCCGATATACCTAAGATTTCCTTAGCGTCATTAAATGTTATCTCGTTGCTATCGTTAGACACGTTCTCAGCTCTCTTTTCGAGCTTTTTTCTAATGTCGTCGATACCGTCATATAAGTCCATGAGTCGAGCAAACATTTTGTCGTTAGAGGCGTCCAGCTTTAATACCGCTAACTCTCTACCCTCCTCATTTTCAATTACAAAACTCTTTATAGAGCTACTTAAACTAATTTTCTCCATTGGTTTACCATCCTCTCTTAAACTGGGAACGAAAGAGAGATACGCTCCCAGTTATGCTAAATCAATTAACTTTATTGATATAACACCTGTACTAAGCCTATGTGAAAGACCACTCACCAGTTTGAGTGTCAAGCGTCATTGTGCCCTCTACGACATCACCATTACCCTTAATCTGGATTGATGAAACGAGAGTATCACCGCCAGCACCACCAGTAGAGCTAGGACATACAACTACAGGAACCTTAATAGCGTTGAATGTGCCAGAGTTTGTCACATCAGTCTTATAGAATCTGTAGTATGATGTCTCACACTGAGTACCTGTAGGGAATTTCTTAAACATGTTGTCAATAACAGTTTGCATATCGTCTGAAAGATACTCTCTCTCAGCCTCGATAGATAGGTCATAGCCCTTAACTGTGTTAGAGGCTGACTTCATATTGACATACTGTTTAGACTCTACATTTGCGCCCCAGTCCTCAGAAATCTCTGTAAAGCCGTCACCTAGCTCGGAAATCTTGCTAGTGTTACCGCCCATGAGTTTTCCAGTATCGAGAAATGAGACCATATTGGTTCTATCTTGAGCCATTTCTATTACCTCCTATTTCTTATAAAAATATTCAACCTGTAATGTACAGGTATACTCCTCATTACCAGCCTCATCCGTGTTAGCTTTATAAGCTACAGACGTCTGAGTGAATGTTTGTATTTCTATGTGAGAATCACTGGAGAGTTTACCGCTGTAACCCTGTAGGTATTCAGCTAACTCGTTTACCAGCTTTTCAGCGTTAATACGTCCTGTATTGTTTGTAGGATTGCACTTATATACAATCCTAAAAGGGAATACACCCACATAAGACCCACTAATATAACGGCTTTTATAAAAGCCTCCAGATACAGTGAAAAGACCTATACTCTGGCCTGTAGGTAAATCGTTCCATTGTAAGGTCTTATTACTAGCCTTAAAAGGTAGTCCAGACCATATAGATACAATCTGTAAAATGGCCTCCTGTATCGTATTAACAGCTATATTGTCTAATACCATTTTTTCAGCCATTTTAGTTACCTCCTACCTCTAAATGAGGGATTAGCTCGAATGTATCAACATTACCTACCATGTAAACACCGTCATAATTGCTTTTCATGTACTGGTAAAAATCATCCGTAGGCACCACACTAGATGTATCGCCTACAGTAAAAAAGTCTCTGTCTTGACAGAGGGTAAAAGCCTTAGACTTATCGTTTGACTTATCCCACTCTATCGGCTCCAGATACTCTTTAGACAGGTCTTTAGTAGAAATGTGTAGTTTAGCTTTATCAGCCTCAGTAAGTCCGCTGGTAGCCATGTTACGCCCCTTAGACACTAATAGCCTTACGTCATTTAGTACTGTGGGAAACCATGACTCTGAACCCATTACGTCTTCACTTTCTGCACGGTTCCAGATTGTTACCGTTTTGTTATAAAAGACATCCATGTTTGATACCTCCTACAATCCCATGTATAACAATCCTGTACCGCTTAAATAAGGCTTGATAGCCTCCATTTCTAAGTCGTATTTAGCACTACTGTCACTTATTGCCACGCTGTAAGCGTTCTTAATATCACCATAAGAGATTGACTCACCGCCAGAACTCTTAGACTTGATATTATCGGTGTTAGTACCGTCAGCTAGTGACTTTGTAGCCTCATCCAGACTAAACAGGACATCCATTAAGCTACAGACAGCCTTTTGGATTTTCTCTGAGTATTCCACTACCTCACTATCACCGATATTGTGATTAGTGAGATAGTGTAGCTCATCAGTAGCCTTACTCAGCCACTTAGGGAAATCACTCTGGCTGACTTTTTCGCCATAGAAATTATCTGTATAAAATTCGTAGGTTGTTAAATCAGCCATAGCGTTTTACTCCTTAGCGTTCTTATCTGTAGCCTTTGTGTTAGGCTTGTCAGCCTTGGCTGGTGTTGTACCAGCCTTAGCGTTCTTATCTGTAGCCTTTGTGTTAGGCTTAGTTGTTAATCCTACCGCTCTCATAAGACACCTCCTTAATTAGCCTTGTGGTGTACGTATACACCAGCCAGCTTATTCTCGTAAGCGTCTACAAGACCATACTTACGATACTTCATAGCGTAAGCGTCAGCCTCTTGGTTCTCCTCTGGTGTGATGATGTTGTTAGCAATATGCTTACGATACTTAAGTACCGCTGGTTTATGAACAATCATAAAGTTGATGTCCTTACCAGCTACATCTGTATCACCAGTAGAAACGTGCTTTCTATATCCACCAGCTGTCTCACCCTCTGACTTACCGTCAAGCATGTCGATAGCTGTATAGAAACGTGACTGAGGCACTTTCTTGATCTCGGCAAACTGACCTAAAAGCTCACGGCTCTTAGTTGTATCCATATCACGTACTAAACCGTAAAGTGTAGATGTGATAAAGAGATATCTGCCCTCAGCTGGTACCTCGTCGTCGTCCATACCGTCCATAGCTGTAGCTAAAGCGCCCATAACGTCAGCACCTGTAGAAAGTGTACCCTGTACAGCTGTTACACCCTCCTTACCGCAAAGAGTAGCGAAAGTGAAAGCGTCTGACTCTGGAGCTACCTTAGTACGAACAAACTCAGCGTTGAGACGTCCGAAAGCTACCTCAGCTGTCTCCTCGTTATCCATAGAGTCTACAGATAACTTACGACCTCTATCGTAGTTAAACTGTACAGTCTCATAAGTGAGGCTAACATCACCAGATGTATAGCCAGAGTTACGGCTGTAATCTCCTAAACCGTCCATAGAGAGCTTAGGGATACAAATTTCATTAGCGTTCTTACCAGCCTTAGCTAGTGACTCATCAGAATCGAGAACACTTGTTACAGCGGACTGTTTGTAAACCTCATCAAGGATGTCCGTATAGTTCTTTGAAAGTTCAATCATTTCATTTTCCTCCTATTAATCTTTCTTTACTTCCAAACCCATGGCCTTTCTTAAAGCGTCGTCGTCAGTAGTGCTTGTACTCTGTCCGCCCTCATTAGGCTGTGTAAACTTACCAGCGCTACCCTTTGACTCATCCACGAAAGAGTCTGGGTCATTTTCCTTAACAGTTTTAAGATAATCCTCAAAACCTAGTACAGCTCCGTCACGTACCTGTAACGGATTTTCCATAAGTTCAGCAATAAACTGTTTCTTAGCTGACTTACTAGAAAACTGGATATCTTTTGTGAGCTTTTCGATAGCCTCAGAGTAATCTCTCTTTTCTATCTCAGCCTTGTACTCCTCATCCTTTTTCTTGTTAGCCTCCTCTAAGTCGGCTATCTTCTTTCTGAGGCCGTCAGCGTCTACACCGTCAAACTCCTTAAGAGCCTCCTCAGTGCTGGTTAGCTTTTCCTTAGTGGCGTCTAGTTCTTTCTGAACCTTACCAACTTTCTTTTCAGCCTCTACCGTTGAGATAACATCTGGTGTTAACTTAGACTCAATACTTGTCTTTTGCTCATCCGTGAGAGATACACCTACACTCTCCAAAAACTCAATAATTTTCATTACTACTTTTCCTCCTATATAAGTTTTTTTATCTGGGTCAGCCCCAGCAAGGTGAAACGGCTATTTAATCCATAGCTGGAAAGTCCGTGTATAGGAGTCGAACCTATATTGACAGTAGGGTTAGGCTGTCACCACTCACGGAACCGTAAAAGGAGAATTTAACATGACAAATAAAGAAAAAGGCCAGTAACACTAAAAAGCATTACTGGCACTTAGGCACTATAGTTTATTTTGTTTTCCGATTTACAATGTTTGCAATAACATATTGCATTTATAAGGACTGTATCTGGAGTAACTTTAACTAAATGAGGGTGTCCACATTTAGGACAGGCTATCCAGTCAACCTTTTCAATTTTTTTATCCATCTTTCATCCCTCTTTACAATTATATCGCATATTTATAGCATTTTCAACAAATATTAAAACGTGATTTAATGAATATTTAGTTAAAAATAAAGAGCCAGCTGTTAACTGGCTCTAACATTAGTTAGCTATATTATATAGTTCTTTATCAAGACCAGTAATATAAAAAGCGTTTATTATATTGTCTGGCATTTTAAAAAGGTATTCTGACACGTTAGTATAACTATCTTCACTTGCTATATCTTGCGCCAATTTACTTAATTCGTTCTCAAAAAAAGGATAAAACAGCTCATAAGGGAAACCTTTTTCTCTGGCAATAGACATCCGTGTTTTTTCAGACACATTGCCAGTCCTTACTAACTCCTCAAAAAAATCTTTTAATCCATGCTTTTCAGTTTTTTCATAGAAACTTTTTACAACATCCATATCATTTACCTCATGTTATAGTATACCACATATCTGTAAGGAGTTTGTGAAGTATCATAGACTACAGATTGTAACTCCAGTTCTGTACCCACATCAAATATAACCTCACTTTCTTTATCGTTAGTGGTTATATAACATTTTTTGCCTTTACTAACATTAATGTGCATTTCCACACCTTTATTAGTCATAACATTTTTATCATGTACCATACTAGCAGATAGAAAGTTATTCTCTTTGTCAATATATCCTTTTTTTACATTGCTTAAAGCGTCGTTTACCTGTTTTACATAATCCTCAGTTGATACCTTTAAACTAGGTTTTGGAACATCTACACCTATGATATTCTTTAAAGCGTCCACATTAACATAACGTATAACCTCTACATCTAATGGCATTTCATTTTTATTAATAACAGTAGATAGCGTGTCTTTTACTTTTTGTCTGGCCTGTGTCAGTTCTACCCCATTTCTTATATCAGCGTTAATATATTTAGCGTCTCCAGAATTAATATAACCAGATAAATGACTTCTGCCATATATAATAGAGCGTTCTTCTCTTGTGATTTTATGATGAATATTTTTAAACTCCTCTAGAGTTAGCTTTTTATATTCTCCAGCTACTATCCTCAACTCTATATTATCTGTAGGGTTACTTACTTTAACTGTACCGTCTGGTAGTGTCTCTACTATGTCTACATCTTTTGTTTTAGGCTTAGTTGCCACCTTATCATTTTTCCACGCTGTAGCTCTACCTCTGGCCTTGTCACTATCAGCCTTAGTAAATCCTCCAGTCTTTAATCTATCTTGCTGGCGGACTAGCTGTTTCTCACTACAAAACTGGTTATAGGCTTGGTTCTTCTGTCTGAGCCTGTAAGCCAGCTTGTCATAACTAGCCATAGCCTCAGCCTTAGCCAGTGAGTCGTCTGGTAGGTTATCTATCTCAGCTTGTTTCATTACTAACTGGCGTTTAGTCTCACGGATAGAGCGCTCCATGTATCTTTGTTTCTGGGTGTTCTCATATATCTCTCTAGAGTCCTCTGGATCTATTTTAGGTGTACCGTCTGGATTTATCCATGGATTATCTAAGTCTTTATCCCATGGCTGGTGTGAGTGTCTACAATTGTATCCGTGGAGTCCATGAGGATTTACTACCGTTCCTATTCCTGTCTCTGGGTCTATATCATATCCAGTAGACTCCAATAGGTTAGGAAATCCCTCCTCTGAGCCTCTTATCTTATACGCTTTACCTTGCCACTCAGCATGACTATATAAACCGCCTTTATCGGAGTATCTAGCGCCTGTATGAGCGGATACTAAAACATATTCTATACCGCCCTCAGCTATGTACTTATTAGTCACCTGTCCAGCTGTCTGATTCATGGATGTTACTACAGCACATCTAACAGCACTATCAAGTGAACGCCTAGCGCCTGTAGGATAGTCTACCGTCATACCTACCTTAGCATAATTATCTAGTATCTGAGATACCGCCTCATTGTATGATATACCACCACTAGACACTAATACCTCTGTCTGGTCTAATAGCCCTATTACATCCATGTTAAATTGTTCCATGGTAGTTTGAGTAAGGTTATTAAGTTCTCCACACGTCTTAGCCCACTCAGCGTCCATTACAGCACGTATAGAGGGCTTATCTAGAGGCGAAAACTCACCGCTAAAGTATTTGTCCAGTACAGCTTTATCGTTCGAAAATGAGGTCATTACAGAGTCTTGTAATACCGCTCTAACCTCCTCTTTAGATTGTGCTGTAAGAGTAGCTAGCCTACTGGCTATATCGTCCTGTGATAGTCCTAGCTGTTCCAGTAAGAATATCTCTCTATCAGCTTTACCGCCTATCTCACCAGCGTTAATTAAAAACTTAGCTATGTCCTGTATTAAATAGTCCTCAAACGACTGGTATAAGCTAACGACTCTATCTGATTTACCATTAAAGTAGTTTGGTTTTAACATTACTTACCGCCTCCAGCTATTCTCTTAACAGTATCTATCCACTTTTTACCGTTTTCCTGTTTAGCTCTCTCAAACCAGTGGTCTCCTGTATCTGGCTCATGGTAGTTTAAAGCTCTACCTGTATGTACTGTCTTAGGTGTTCCAGCCTCTACATAAGTACGCCCCTTTTCATCAGTAAGCACCTCACCGCTGTACTGATAATGAGCGTATGGAGCGTACCACTCTATAATCTCTCCAGACAATCCCTCTGGGTAACGTACTTGGCTCCTTAACTGACCTTGTTGTATAGGTACATGTGGTGTAGAGTCAGCTACTACCAGCATGTTTAGTTTTTGTTGTGCTTTCTTATACTGGCTCTCGAACCTAGCCGTATTAACCTCAGCCGATACTCTACCAGCTTTAACCTTGAATATAGCCATAATAAGCCTCCTAAACAAACAGACACCCACTATAACAGTGAGTGTCCTTTAGCTTTTATTCTTCTCCGAATAGACCGCCAGCGTTCTTTCTCTTTTCCTCTAGTTCGGCCTCCATTTCCTTAGCCTCATCCTCGGACATTCCCTCAAACTTAACAAAGTATCTCCACGCTGGAACCTTACCAGCCTGTACATATTTCCACCAGTTCTGTCTATCCTCCTCATAAGAGTAGGTAATATCACCAAAATTAAAGTCAGCTGTATAGCTACCTCTAGGAGCTAGGTTGTATAAATCCATAAATATAGATTGAGCATATAACAGCTGGTTAATACATACCTTAAGGGCGTCTCTGATAGATTTAATAGTCTCTATTGTGTCTCTATCGTCAGCCTCTACCTGTGTAGCTGTTACCATACCTGTTTTCTCATCCAGTACAAACGCTCCGTTAGAGTATCCACACTTTCTACCTATAAGGCTTAAGCGCTTGTTAATACCCTCCCAGCGTGTGGATGTATTAAGAGTAGGGTTAATCTCTTGATAGTAGCCCTCTGACTTCTCTTGATTGAGCCTTACTCCCTTAACAAACCTAGGTAGTGTTAATCTGGATGTATGACGCTTTCTGTTCTCATCATAGTAGGTCTTATCCAGTAGCTTTTCATCCACTAGAGAGATACGTTTACTAGATATGATTTCCTCAGCGTCTCTAGAGTATGCTATATCTAAATCCCTTAGCTCCTCTATAGCGTTATGGAATATAGACACACCATAAGGAGAGCCTAGGTCTATCTCGTTTGCTATTGGCATTTTGAACACACCAAACAGCATACCTGTTAAACCGTTCTCATCCTCTGTAGTGATATAAGTCTCTGGCTCTAACATATTCCACCTAGTCTGAAAGAGACTAATAGGTCTACCTATCTCAGTACTGTTTTTAGAGATAAAGGCCTTGTTTTCTACCTTGTAAAATACCTTGCTTTCATACTCACCAGTAACCTCATTAAGCACCGTGGCACTCCAGCGCTGGTGTCTCTCTAGCTTGGTATAATACTTACCGCTTTCCTCATATCTATCTTGGAATACTACACCAGTTATAAGACCGTTACCGTCCTTAGATGTTATCTCAAACCTATCTGGTGTAATAAAGTCTACTCCCTCTCCATTAGGCTTAAGTATCAGCGTTCCAAAACCTATACCGTACTCTACCCAGTTTTGTAGGTTTCCTACTACCGACTTTTCCCAGAAGTCAGTCATATACTGTTTGCGCTTACCACTAAAAGCCACTCCAATATCTAGACATACCAGCTTAGCGGTCTCAGAACATATAAACTTAGCAAACTTAATAGTCTTAATAGCGTCCGACTGGCTCAACCACTTTGGACGCCCTTGGTATATGTCTATCCATGTTGAGATAGCCTCTCTCATGCTAGTAGACTCTACCGTTTCTACTCCGAACTCTTTTTTGATGTTCTGGGTAAACAACTTAGTAACCCAGCTTACTACAGTGCTAATGATTCCCATTTCTTAGCCTCCTAGATGTATCCTTGGTTTATTTGTCTTACGACTGTGTATATAAAGTATCTAATTAAATCCATGTGGTGGTCGTTTTCCTTTATTACCTCATCCATTAATGTTTTACTGTTCCACGCATAAGAGCCAAACTCTTTTAGCGTCTCCTTACAGCTAATATGTATTAACAACATTCCTAGATTGATATACTTAGTAACCTCCTGTATACCGTTTAGAACGTCGTTATTTCCGTCTATAGTCTGGAATATACCGTATTTATGTATTGTAGCTTTCATACCGCTAGCACTTGGGTCTATTACTATTCCCTCTATACGGTATCCGTTAGCTATCGACTCCAGCATTTTGTAATAATATTCATTGTCTACAGTGGTACCCGTTTCTCGACCGCTATAGTGAGCCTCCTTAATCATCCTTACTGAGCCGTCTTCTCTAAGCTCCATAAGACCCACAGCAAAGGGATTCATAGTACCATAATCCACCGCTAGGTAATACAGCGAGTCTGGATTGTAACCTATATCCTCACTGTCAAATACATTACGCTCCTCATTAAAACTCTGATATACAAGACCCTCAGCAATAGCCCATAAGCCTAATATGTAGCGCTTATAGTAAACAGTACCCTCATACTCTTTACATAACTGTTTAACAAATTCTGGATCCAAAAATGGATTGTCAAATATTGTATATTCCTGTAAATAGATATCAGCGTCACTATCTAGGAATTTCTTTAGCCAGTGTGACGGACTTTGAGGGTTTAACGCACCGTCAAAACAGCTATATGGTTTGTCTAGACGTGACTTAAGCATTTCAAACACGTCCTCAGCCCAGTCCGCTACCTCATCACCATAACAATACTTGATTGAGGCTCCTCGTATCTTACTTACCTGTGATTTCTTCTCAGCGCCTAGACAATAGACCTCCTCACCGAAAATCATACAGGTGTTATCTGAGCTTATATAACCTACGAGCTTTTCTGTGTATATCCTCCTCATAGGCTCTAACACATTACGCTCTATTGTGGACTGGGTTACTCCTAAAATGACTGTAAGGCCGTCCAGCCCACGTCTACTCATTATTCTTTTAGGAATAACGTAAGTAAAATCTAAATAGGTCTTTCCAGAACGTGTAGCACCACTTTTAAAGTTCCACCTTTTGTTAGCGTTCTGGATGTATTCAGATTGTTTATCACTAAACTGTAAAGGTGTCATTAGATAACACCTCCCACCTCACTAAATAAGTCTCTAATTTCGTCAATGAGGTTATCAGCCTCCTCGCTTGTGTATCTCTCCCATAACGCTATAGCCTTTACATTACCCTTAAGACACTGTTTATACAGTGCCTCCATTACCATAGCG